TTCCTCTCATTGATTGTAATCTCTTTCTACAATCATTTGTATGTAATGAATTGCTTTTAATAAATCTTGCTTACCACCTTTGTCTTGATGCCTGCAAATATATTTAATTGCATTACCTTCTGCAAATAGTATCTTATTTTCGTTTATAAATCTAGAAGGCTGTATTTTATATTTTTTATAGTGTGATCCACCTATTTGTTTAAAGAACGCTTTGTTTGTCATAGTATTGGATCTCCAATGCTATAACTATATTCTTCTGTTGGCTGCATAATGTATAAGTTCTCCTTTGTTCTGGTTACACCCACAAAAAACAATCTGTGTTCAGGATCAGGATTCTTTAATGCTGAATCGTATATTATTTTTTCAAGATCAGTAAATAATACAACATTGTCGCATTCTTCACCTTTTACTCCATGTATTGTGGATACTTTAATTCTTGCTTTACTTAACAAATCATCTCCATTATTTAATAATGATTTTATATAAGACTTACTTTCATCTTCTATTCTTAATTGTTCCCAGCTTCCCGTCACTCGCAACCCGTGATCCATCATTAGATCGTCTATATCTACATAATCTACAGCATCTAAAGACTTGCCACTTGCATAACCATGTTTAACTAAATTGTCTTTAACAGTTAAATAGTTATAAATTTTTTTAGCTTCATCTGATCCAACCGTTGCACCTTGATTTAATCGTATCCAAATTCTATATGCTTCTAATAATGAATTCGGTAATAAGTCATTGATTTTACTATCAAATCTTAGGTTTAAAGAAGTTAAATAATCACGTATTGAATATAACATTTTATTAGTTCTAGCTATAATCATCCAGTTTCCAGAATTAAAATTTAAATTCTCAATTGATTGATCCCAATAAACTTTTCCTTCAGCATCTCTTGGAAGCCAAGCCTTAATCATTCTATTATCTATATTGTCTAAAATACTTAATGCTACTTTATGAACTTCTCTTGGAACCCTTCTTGATTCAACTCTTGCATCTACCTCACCTTTTAGATTTATAAATATATCTTCTGAAGCACCTTGAAATGTATAAATTGTTTGATCGTCGTCCCCTGCAATGTAAGATCTTTCACATTTTGATTCAATGTAAAAGAACATGTCCCATTGCAGAGGATTCAGATCTTGTGCTTCATCAAGAAAAACAGCGCTGAGTGGAGGGCATTTGTCTTTCTCAATAAACTGTTTAATCATATCAGAGAATTCAATCATCTCTGTTTGTTCTTTATAGTTTCTTAAATCTTCATCAATCTGTTCTGTTAACCAAATATCAACGCTATGATGTTTATCTAATTCTACTGCAGCATCTGCTATAGATATTTTTTTAGCCCTGGAATATTCAATGATCTTCATATGATCATTTTTATATTGAGACATTCCAGATTCATTTATGAAAGATTCAAAAGACATATCTTTGCATATCTGTGAAAAATTTTTAAATGAATTCCATTTCTCACCTTTTAATAATTGTATGTTTGTATCTATATTTAATTGTCTTGTTCCTAATGTATGCATCGTAGATACATATGAAAAATCTTTTTTAATATCAAATTTAGGAAATAGATTACCTATTCTTTTTTTAGCTTCATCCGCTGCAGCATTACTAAATGTAATGTATGCAATTTTTTTAGGAGAAGTTTTATATTCCTCAAGTTCTTTTCTTAAGTAATGATTTGTTAAGTGATATGTTTTACCAGTTCCCGGAGGACCTGGAATTATAATTCTTTTCATTTGAATGCCGGATCTTTCATTTTAGTTTTTCTTACATTTGGTTTATCTACTTTAATAGTTTCCATTCTCATTGCTCTAAGAGATTTTTTGTCTACTTTAATTGTATGTTCTTTTGCACTAAATAAATCATCTAATAACTTTAATGTTCTTTGTTTTTGTAATGTCCATGATTTAGATCTTTGTAAATATTTCCAAAAGTCTTGAAATCTAAAATGAGTAATTGAATCTTCAGTAAAAGGTAAACCTCTTTTTAAATCATCTAATTTTTTTCCAGGTGCTTTATTAATAAAATCGCCTAATAAATCTTTTATTTGTACATCTATTTTAGAAGATTCTGGGGCATCTAGTTCTATAAGTTTATCAAATAATTTGATTAACATCTTTATCCATACAATTTTTCCAACAGGAAGTATTGGTTTAGATATTTGATTCATACATGCCACAGAAAATTTTACAGGATCATGTAAAGTAATGTCATCTACTTCAACACTATCTCCATCTATATTAACAAAATATAATGGCGGATCTGACGGATATTTACTTATGCCTGTTATTTCTGGAGGTGGAACATCATCTCCAACACCAAATTCTCTTTTAGAACATATTTTAGAATTACAAAAACTAACGATTGGTTCTAATTTACATTTATAACGATATTCTTTTTTACCTACAGATTCTATTGATCTAGTTATTTCTACATGTTGAAGCGGAGGTTTCATGTATTGTTCATTATACACATACATCTTTGCTTGCCATTCATTTGGAAATCGTTTCTTTAAATAAACACCAATGTTATACATCATGTCATTTCTTCCGCCTTCTGGCATTCCGTCTTTTAAAATTGTTTGTAAACAAGGAGGTGCGCCTTTTAATAAATCATCAGAATCATTTGATTCAATTACTTTTAAACTAAATAATTCTTTTTCTGTTAAAGAATATTTGTCATAGACTTTAAAAAAATCTTCTAGTTTTAATGGCTCACCATTATCATCAAAGGCGTATCTAACTGACTTATTACTTCCATGATAAGGAACATTTAAAAAACTTCCTGTGTCTCCTCTATCAGCTCTAATGTAATCTTGTTTTGGAAATATTTCTGCTTTTGCATATCCAAGTACGCCTGCAATTTTTTTTAATCTTTCTCTCATTAAACTTGCTGCTACAAATTCTTTTGCAAATAAAAATACATGAGCTCCACCAGATTTTGATCTAAACAAAATCATTGGTATATTTTTATCCCTAATTTTTTTTATAAAAGCTTTATGGTCAAATGGATAAGTATCAATATCAATACATCCCCATTTACATTTATTATCTTCTCTTATTGGAACTATTCCTAATGCAGGTTCATTACCATTTAAATGTTTTTGCCAAAGTAAATCAGTTACAGGTTCTTTTTTTGTAAAAGATTTAGCTTCGTGTTTACCATTTTCAGATAATTCATCCGTGACTTTGGTTTGTCCATATGCTGTTTGAAGGCCAGCAAATACCTCCTTAAATCTTTCTAACATCTTCCACTCTCATGTTTGGGGTGATATTTCTATCACCCCAGTTAACAGTTATTTATTATTTGCTAAACTTTGATAGAACTGTTTCGCTCTTTCATAGATAGCGGCGTCATTTACAGGACCAACCTTAACTATATTGTATCCATACCATTGATTTCCTTTTCCAGAATTTAAAACGGTATTTATTTTGTAAATATGACTGAATGCTGGAGGTGTATATGGACCATTTTTTCCATCCATAGTAATAGACATCATCATTGCATTCCACTTTCTGCTAATTTTACCTTGAGATGAACTCATAGATATAAGTGCAGTTTCAGTTGAACCATTATCATCTAATATAAGAACAAAATGTTGACCAACCGTAAGAATGTAATTACCATTTGGTAATCTATCCTTACCCATTTGGTCTTTTGTAGTCTTAGTCAATATATCAGAAGTATCAGGATAAATCTGTTCAGGTCTTCCTGATCCAGTTCCAAAATCTGACCATTCTTGATATTCTAATTTATAATGACATGGAATAACTTGTATTCCTTTTGCACCATCATAAACTTTCTTTGTTACTGTATTTAGTAACATTCCTGGTTCAGCACCTTCTACATAAGCTTGATTTCGCTTTTGTCCTTCTGCTGATCCATTCTGTAATAGTTTTAAGATTGGTAAAGCAACACTAGTGTTCTTTACGTTCTCAAAACCTGCATGTGCATCGCTTTCAAACAATATTGATGAAGGCAATGGCGCAGCTTTTTTTGTTGCTACTTGTTTCTCGTTTCGCGTTTCCATTTTCTATTATCTCCTAGTTATTTTTGTTTGGTTACCTGCAAACGTTTTAAATAGATCAGAGGGCATGTCCTGTCCAGATTCGACACGCTCTCTGACCAAAGCCTTGAGTGTCTGAGAATGAACGTTTTCCTTCTGGACCGGTTCAAATCCCTGACCTCGTGCAAGGACAGCGTATTGCGCCGCCTTGTTATCTTCGCCCTGACCAAAGGTAACAGTGATATCATTTTTAATAATATCACCTAAGCCATTGTTACGAAGCCATTTAAAAGCCTGTTCTTTTCTTTGAACATAATCTGAATCAGATTCATTTATACCTTGTGCTAATGAAGCACTGTAGTAAGGTTTTACTTCTACTGATTCACCATCTTTTAGCTTTAATTTTGTAATATGCATATCCTGCATCATCGCAGGAATTTCTACTTGAGAAAGTATTTTTGCTTGTTCTTTTAATTTTTTTATACTTTCTTCTGCATTTAAAATTTCATCTTCTAAATCTTTTAATTTTAAAACTTTGTCTGATAAAGTTTTTGCTGCATCAATTTGCGTAACTGATTCTACTCGATCGTCTTCAAAGTTTATTATGCTTTCTACCATTTTATTTCCTTTCTAAATTTCTGTATATTATAATCCCTTAAATTAATATTGTCAAGTGCTTGATTCAGATTTTTGATACAAGTCAATTTCAATTGGATAATATCTCCTTTCTTGTTTATCCCATTTTAATAATTTATACTTGCCATTGGTTATATCAGAAACAATTGAACATGCAACACCAATTATTGCAGGATCACCTGTAAGTAGTAAATAATCTTCTGAAGTGTAATCTTTTAGCAACTGTCGTA